AAAACCAAATTAAACATGTATATATTGAAAATGCAGGAAGTGGATATGCAAACGGATTAAGTCAAGAAGTTGACATAATCGGAGACGGTGAAGGTGCGAAGGCAAGAGTTGATGTTGTAAATGGTTCTATTACAGATGTAAACGTGAGTGCTGGTGGAAAAGGATATAGTTATGGAATTGTTGATTTAGGAACTTTAAGTAGTGGTGTTAGCACATCAACTGGTCGTGCAAAACTCGTACCAATAATCCCACCTGGTTTGGGTCATGGTCATAATGTTTATACTGAATTAGGAACTGATAGAGTAATTGTTTATGCAAGATTTGATGATTCGACAAAAGACTTTCCAGTTGATACAAAATTTGCTCAAGTTGGAGTTGTGAAAAATCCTACCAAAGTTGGAACTTCAGTAACGTACACAGATAATACATACTCATCACTTCAAGCAGTCAAGTTTGACAGTGTAACTGGTGTTCCACAAGTTGGTGAAGAAATTAAACAAGTTTTAACAATATCTCCAAACGTAGGTAAAGTAGCAACAGGATATGTGGCATCATATGATTCAGAGACTAAAGTATTAAAATATTTTAGGGATCGTTCATTGAATTTTAACAGAACGACATTTGATCACACTGATTATGCTGGTATTTCAACTGCTGGAAGAATATATGAGTTTGAATCAGCTATCGGAGCAAATAACCTTGAAGGTAAGTCATCCAGTTTTTCTGGGGCAATATCTCGCTCCTTTTCTGGTATTACCACTAATCCTTCTGGTAATAAATTAATTAACTTAGGAGTTAACTTCATAACAGGACTATCTAATTCTGAGATAAATAAAGGGTCAGGAGAAATAGTTTACTTGGATAACAGACCTTTGATTGTTAGAAACTCTCGTCAAAAGGAAGACATTAAAATCATACTCGAATTCTAAACATGCCACAAAAGACCAATTTAAATATATCACCATATTATGATGATTATAATAAGGATGATAATTTTTACAAAATATTATTCAAACCTGGATATCCTGTTCAGGCAAGAGAATTAACTGGTTTACAGTCTCTCTTACAAAATCAGGTCGAATCTTTTGGTAAACATATATTTAAAGAAGGTTCAATGGTCATACCTGGCAACATTGAACTTGATAATTCATATTTCGCTGCAAAAGTAAATGATTCACATCTTGGCATTGATGTATCAATTTACTTAAATGAAATAATATCATCAAATGGTGGTAAAGGTATAAGAGTAAGGGGTCAATCTTCAGGTACAGTTGCAGTTATAAAAAATTTCATATTACCTCCAGCAGAAGGTGTTGAAAACATTACCATTTTTGTTAAATATCAACAATCAGGGACAGACGGAGAAAGTTCAGCATTTCCAGATGGTGAAATATTAGTTCTTGAAGAACCATTAACATATGGTAATACTACATTAACTATTGGTGAAACTGTATTGACACTTGTTTCTGAGGATGCAACAGCAACAGGAACTGCTTTTGGTGTTAACGCTGGAATTTATTTTTTACGTGGAAGTTTTGTTGATGTTCCATCATCACTTATTATATTAGAACCATATTCTATAACACCATCTTATAGAGTTGGTTTTGATGTTTCTGAAGAGATAATAAACTCAAATGATGATCCTTCATTATATGATAATGCAAAAGGATTTACTAACTTTGCTGCACCAGGTGCCGATAGATTTAAAATATCTGTTAAATTAGCTAAAAAAGCATTAGATGACTATGAAGATACAAACTTCGTAGAATTAATGAGAACTGATAATGGAGAAATAAAGAAATTACAAGATTCTTCAACATACAGTGAACTCAAGAAATATTTTGCTAAGAGAACTTATGATGAATCTGGTGATTATTCTGTAGAACCATTCCGTATTGATATTCAAGAATCTCTTAATAATGAGATTGGAAATGATGGTTTATTTACAGAAAATAGATTAACTGATGAGGGAAATGTACCGAGCGATGAGATATTCTGTGTAAAACTTTCACCAGGTCGTGCATATGTTAAAGGATTTGATGTAGATTTACCAAATACAACAGTTCTTGATGTTGATAAACCAAGAGATACTGAAACTGTAAATCTTGCATCTATTCCATTTGAAATGGGAAGTTTGCTTCGTGTTAATAATGCACAGGGAACACCTTTTGTAAACATTGGTGGAGGAACTGCGAATGTAATTAGGTTGAGTAAATCACGTAAAGTTAGTGGTAGTAATAGTCCAGCTATAAATGAAGAAATTGCTGGTAGTAGGATAGGTGAAGCAAGAGTATACTCATATAGTGTAACTGACGCATCATACAGTGATTCAAATACCCAATTTGATTTATACTTATATGATATTCAAACATTTACAATTTTAAAATGTAATGCAAATGAAGGTCTTAATAGTGTTATCAAAGGTTCAAGAGTTAGAGGAAAAGCAAGTGGAGCTATTGGATATGCTGCGTTAGATGCTGGTGCGACTGGTTCAAACGAATTAGCGATATCAGAGACAACAGGTACATTCATAAAAGGTGAGCAATTAATAATTAACGAAAGATCTGTGGTTGCAGATGTTTCAATTCATGATATTGTTGCATACACAGTTGATGATATAAAATCAGTTTTTCAAGATTCAGATGGATTGAACGCTGAATTACTATCTAATTTTAGTGCAGACACAGTTTTATATGAAAAAACAATATCAGGATTTTCACTTACTGACCAATTAAATATTACAGGTAATACTGCAACAGTAAATAACCGTAATTTTGCTGCAAAGGTTGGAATTCATACAGATGCGATAATCGCTTATCAAAGAGGAGATTTTGATGATATAGTCTATAATAAAATTACTGATATTTCCACTGATGGTAAAACACTTACTTTAGGTGCTGTTGGTGTTCATACGGGTGTTAACAGAGGTGAGGTTCTTGCTTCAGGAATATCTACTTCATCTCCATTTAGACTTGTAACACCTATAGTTCAAAATCTTGATGGAGCTGGAATATTTGCAACATTACCAAAGCAAAATATTTCAAATGTAAATCTTGCGGATTCAAATTTAATTATTAATAAACAAATTACTGGCGGACCAGCGAACGTAAGTAACAATACTATCCAATTTGCTTCCTCAGTAGGATTAACAACATCTGTTGGTATTACAAGTGTATTTTTTGAACCATTTGATGCAGAAAGATATTCAATTCATTATTCAGATGGATCAACTGAACCATTAACAGATGATCAAGTAGAAATAACAAATAATGGAAATTTAATCACTTTCAGTGGTTTAAAAGAATCAAGCGGAAGTGCTGTTGTAAATGTAACTCTTAAAAAACTTGGTCTTACAAGTAAAACAAAAGATTATGTAAGAAGTCAAAAAGTTGAAGTTACTAGAACAGTTGGAGTTTCTACATTATCAAGTTTATTGGAACCAAGTGCTGCGTATGGATTAAGGGTAGAAGATGTTGAAATATCATTAAACATTCCTGATGTTGTTGAGGTAGTAGCAGTTCTTGAATCAAAAGATACGAACGCTCCCGTATTAGATAAATTAAAATTTGTCTCTGGATTAAATTTAAATACAAACGCAATCGTTGGTGAATTAATTGTCGGAAAAGATAGTAGAGCGATAGGTCAACTTGTAGATCGTAATGCGAATGATGTTACTTTTGTTTACTTGAATGATAGTAAGTTCCAAATAGGAGAGGTTGTTAATTTTAAAGAATCTGCAATCGAGTCAGTCATACAAGGTGTAGAGGTTGGTAATTATATTGATAGAACTGATAATTATGTTTTAGAAAAAGGACATAAAGAGCAGTATTGTGACTATTCATTTATAGTTAGAAATCAAGGTTCTGCAGTACCTTCAAAAAGATTATTAATTATTTTCGATCAATATCAAGTTGCAAGTGGAAATGTTGGCGATATATTCACAGTTAATTCATATGGACAAGAGAGATACTCAACAGATATACCAATAGTTGGAGAATCAGCAGCATCAGATATTCTTGATTTTAGACCTAGAGTTAACAAGTTTGTACCAGATGGAACAGGAAAATCACCATTTGCTTTTAGTAGTCGTACCTTTGAATCAAACACACCATTTGTAATCGCACCAAACGAGAGTTCTTTATTAGGATTTAGTTACTACCTTGGTAGAATTGATAAGTTGGTTATCGATAAAGATGAAACAGTTACAGTAATACAGGGTGTATCAGCAGAAAGTCCTGTGCCTCCATCAAGTAATACAAGTGCGATGGAGATAGCAACGATTATATTACCACCATATTTGTATAATCCTAAACAGGAACCTGAAATTAGAATGCGTGATAATCGCAGGTTTACCATGCGTGATATTGCAAATCTTGAAAAGAGAATTGAAAATCTTGAACAAATTACATCATTAAGTGCACTTGAATTAGATACAAACGCTTTTCAGGTTAAAGATAAAGATGGTTTGAATAGATTTAAGAGTGGTTTTGTAGTAAATGACTTCAAAAATAGAGATTTTATTGATTTTACACCTGATAGTGGTTCAAGATGTGATATCGACACTCAACAAAAAGAATTAATTAGTGCGATTGATTTTTGGTCAATGAATCCAGAATTAGCTTTAGATCCAGCTATCAATGTTGAAACTGCCGATTTAAGTTCTAATTTAAGGTTATTAGATCCTAATTGTAAGAAAACTGGAGATTTTATCACTTTAGATTATGAAGAAGTTGATTGGATTGAAAACCCACAAGCAACAGGTGTTGAAAATGTAAACCCATTTAACGTAGTTGCATTTGCTGGTTCAATAAAACTAGATCCTCCATCTGATAACTGGACAAGAACAGTTTACGTTAATAATGTAAGAACTGAGTCAACTGGTGCAAGATGGGTAGAAACATCAAACGTAGTTTCAAATACTGCAGTTAGAGGTAGATCTCATACTCATACTCGTCTTGAGACTAGAGCAGTAGGAAGAAGAGGAAGATTCAGATTAGGATTTAGAGGTCATTTTCATGGACAAAGATTTCACCAAGTCAGAGTTACAGAGACAAGAACAAGAGTTACAAGAAGAATTGAAAGAAGTTTTACTAATACGTTAGTTGGACCTTCAGAAGAGAGAGATTACGTTGAAAGTACAAAAATAACTGGAAGAAACGTTGACCAATTCATGAGGTCTAGAAATGTTTATTTCCAAGCAAGTGGATTGAAACCATTTACAAGACATTATCATTTCTTAGATAGTGGAGTTCCTGATATTG